TGGGCAGAGCGATGATAATCCTGGGATTGGGCGGCCGAGGGCCACACATTGGCGGGCAGCGCAAACCACAAACAGTGAAAATTGGTGACCCCGCAGTCATTGCAAGTTTGTTGGTCGACGCTGTCCCAACATCACATGCCATAGTCCGTTTGTCCACTGTGAGGAGGTGCACTGGTTGTGGAGCCATCGCCCCATCAAAGTTTACTTGGAGACGTGGAGCTTGCGCAGAGTGCCACAAGTTGTTGCAACGAGTTGCGGGACCGTGCGACGTGACCCAGTCACTGATTGATATGGGGCTACAACCAGTCTCGACAGCGGAGGGACGTTACCGGGCCCCAATCGTGGAGTTGCCAATGAAAGAGAAACCCAAGCGTCAGGGGGCCGTCTGTGCGGAGCCACCACAGGCTGAAAATCAGATTGTGTTATTGGCAATGCATGCAGCAGGACGTGTGAGAGGCATTCGCCCGTGGTTGGTTGGCATTGGTTTTACCCATGTCATTCCTTATGTCTTCGCCAAAACGGAACGCAACCTGATGGTGGCCATTCGCACGCGGTTGTGCGCAGCCCCTCCACAGCAGACTGATCCCGCCATCTTCTGGGATTATGCCCTGAGTGCATATCGGAGGCGTACGAGATACTGGTCATGGCTTCTTCGTGGGATTGAAGCTTATTGGTCCGGAGACTTGAAAGCCACCCGATTAACTGTGGAGTGGGGTCCAGCCTTTCCGAAGGCGCGTTTCGAGCAATTCATGCGAGTTGTCCGAGCCTACAACAGTGGGCAAATAACACCCGATCAATTTGCCATCCTTTACTCAGTGTTTGTTAAGATGGAGTTCAGCGCCGGGGACGTAGGTGGCGGTCATTCTCCGTCCAATCCGAGGAGCATCTGCAATTATTCAGAACTCCTTCATTGCCTCTTTGGACCGTGGTTCAGGCCAATCACAAACATCGTCAAGCACTTGCTTCCTTCGGATGGGCCGGTCTATTATGCCTCGAGGACACCGGAGGAGAATGATCTCTGGATAAACGCCCGTCTTCCAACTCTACCACCACCAGTGGAG